CTCCTGCTGCAAAACCCAACACTGGCGTTGAGGGAGCCCGCAAGGCTACCTTGGCTAAGTCGGGTGGTTCCTCGGCCTCTGGCGTTATCCCCTCTGGGGATGGCAAGAAAGTGTTCTCTCGTGCCGACCTTATGGATATGCGAATCCGCAATCCTGACAAGTTCGACATGATGCAGGACGAGATTCTTGAAGCCTATCGCGAGAAGAGGGTCCGCTAAACACCAACTCTCAATTCGTAAAGGACTCTCCTAATGGCTGCTTCAATTGCCTATACCAACAGTTTCGATGTGACCGATGCTGCATCGTTCATCCCGGCTGTCTGGTCCGACGACGTAATCGCCGCGTACAAGAAGAATCTTGTCCTCGCGGGCCTTGTCTCCATGATTAACCACAAGGGTAAGAAGGGCGACACCATCCATATCCCGACGCCGGTTCGCGGCGCTGCGACGGCTAAGGCGGCAAATGCCGTTGTGACGCTGGTCACGGCTTCCGCAACGAACACGGATGTGGTCATCAATAAGCACTACGAGTACTCGTTCGTCATCGAGGATATCGTGGAAACGCAGGCTCTTAGCTCGATGCGCCGGTTCTATACCGACGACGCGGGTTACGCGCTCGCTACGCAGGTCGATACCGATCTGGTTGGGCTTGCCCCGACCTGGAACGGCGGCACGGCCTACAGCGGTGCTGTGGCTGGTGGCGACGGCTCGACTACGTGGAATCCGGCTGCCAACGCCAACACCGGTAACGGTTCGGCGTTGACGGATGCGGGTATCCGCAAGGTCATCCAGACGTTCGATGATGCGAACACTCCGGGCCGCGATCGCGTTCTGGTCATCCCCCCGGTGGAAAAGAAGCGCCTTCTCGGCGTGACTCGTTTCACCGAGCAGGCATTTGTGGGCGAGGCTGGTTCCAGCAACTCGATCCGCAACGGCTTCGTGGGCGACCTCTACGGTGTGGAACTCTACGTCAGCACGAACATTGCTTCGTTCGCCGCGACGGATACGACCACGTTCTACCGTCCTTGCTTGATGTTCCAGAAGAGTTCGCTCGTTCTGGCAGAGCAGGTTGGCCTCCGCACGCAGGCGCAGTACAAGCAGGAAGCGCTTGGTACGCTGGTGACGGCTGACCGTCTGTACGGCGTTAAGACGCTGCGCAGCACGGCTGGCGTGATGGCAATCATGGTCCCGTCGCTGTAATCAGCGACCGCCCGTGATGTAACAAGGGCGGCCGGGGGAGTTCTCTCGGCCGCCTTTTTTCTTTGATACGAGGGATTCATGCCGCAACGCCGTCGATTTGCTCTCCTAAAGCAAACCACAGGCCTGGATTCTCTGGTCGATGTTGTAGTAACTGCGCCAGTAACAACGGGTAGCGTACTGCAGTACGACGGCACGGTATGGGCTAATGTAGACCTTACCACCTTTTTAAGCGGTGCCTCCCACCAACTGCTCGGCAGTTTGCAGGGTGGAACCACGACGGAACGCTACCATCTGTCTGCCACTCAGGCCGCTAATCTAGCGCCGGCTGGCCAGCATATGCTGGTAGATGGTGGCAGTGCCGGAGAAGATGGTTCTCCCGGTCCGCAGGGACTTCCCGGAGCAGCTGGGGCACAGGGGCAAATAGGTCCCGCAGGTCCGGCTATATATCTGGAAGCAGATGCCGGAGAGCAGGGGGAGCAGGGTATACCCGGCGGGCAAGGTCCCGCTGGTGTAGGCAACCCCGGCCCTACGGGCGCTCCGGGGCCGATGGGACCCGCTATCTACCTAGACGCCGACGGTAACGAGGGAGACATGGGTCCTCCGGGACCCGCTGGCCCCGCTGGTGCTGCCGGTTCTCCAGGTTACTCTGCTGGCATTCTAGGCGTCTGGCGTACAGATACCACGGTAGGAGGTGATCCTGCTTCGGGCCGTTTTCGGTGGGATAACGCTACGCAGATCAGCGCTAGCATCATCACCGTAGATCATTTGGATTCTAACTCCAACGACATAGATGTTTTCTTTGAGTTACTAGCTCTTGGAGATAGACTTTATATCCAAGACCAGAACGACTCTACCAACTATCAGATTTGGCAGATTAACGGCGCAGTAACAGGCAGCCACGCGCTAACCTATCACTCCCTCCCCGTCCTTTACATTACGTCGTCCGGTACCGGCACGACTAACTTTCCAGATAACCATTCCGCGTTCATTGCTACTTCTCGTTTAGGCAATCAAGGTCTACAAGGACCTCCGGGTTTTGCAGACGATGGTGTAGATGGCGCAGACAGTATGGTTCCCGGTCCTCCGGGACCTGTTGGACCTGCCGGAGCTACAGGTCCCACCGGTCCTGCCGGTTCTGGTTCTGGCTCTGGAGGTCCCGGTCCTCAAGGGGAAGATGGGCAGGACGGAGATTTCTCCATCCCTTCGGGTAACGTCTGGACTTGGAAAGATTCCCAGACCTTCACGGCTTGGCAGATATTTGCGGACGGGCTCGACTCCAGTCTTGGCTATATACAATCGAAAGGCCCTGCCGTTGGTTCTATCTGGGTAGCAGACGAAAGTTCTCCTGCAGACGAAAAGTGGTTTGGCATGGAGGTCAAGGCGGCGTCGGGTCGCCTAGATTTCGCCCATACTACAGATGCAGGTGCGACACAGAAGTCTTGGCTCTCTGCTAATCGTAATGGCAACAAGGTCGATGCGATTACTTTCAGTAATACCACGGACCTGTGTAATAACTACACGTTCTACGGTCTTACTAGTAAGTGGATAGGGACAACGGGGGTTAACGAAAGTGTCCTCCTCGACGTACAAGCAGGTAACGCGGGTATCTATATACAGTCCACTGCTTATTCTGCAGTAGGGGCAGAATACTACGGCACTCCTATAGCTACCCCCGGCGAGATATATGTATCTTCTGGTAGGGGTACTTCTACTGCCAAGGCCGCTATCCAGACCGGCGATACGCTTCCAGGATTCAACGGATACGGAATCCACACAGGTCTAGGTTTCGCGTACCTGTTTAAGATCATCGGTACTGCGCAGACAGTAGGTGCTGCCTCTGTCGCAGGGGATCTGGATTTCCAGCTTTCTGCTGCAGGAGCCGCGCCAACTTCTCGCATGAAGATGAAGATGGCGGGACCGATTGAATACGGTACTGACGTATCGTTGAATCTGGACCTCCACTCTACCTCCCCTGCTACACCCTCCGCAGGACGTTTAGAAGTCTACGCCAAGGCAGACAAGAGTCTGTACATCAAAGACTCTACGGGATTAGAGACCAACCTAGTCACTCCGGGTCCTGCTGGTCCCGCTCTGTTCATGCTGATGCAGGACGGAGAAGAGGGAGATAAGGGGCCTCCCGGACCAGTGGGTGCTACAGGCGCAGCGGGAGCGGGCGCACCTACGTCCTACACTCCGGGATCCATTACAGTAGCCACCGGTAACTTTGCCATTTACTGTAACCATCTACAGTTTACTGGTACCCAACGAGCCACCGTGGCGGGTACTGGTAGACTACGCATATCTAACTAGGAAAACCATGTCAGACCTACTCCTAGACGTACAGGCTGTACCTACTACCCCCGCAGCGGGGCAGGCAGTGATCTCTGTAAATAATATAACCAAGGCTCTACAATATAAGAACGACGCGGGAGTAGTGCGCAGCATGGAGCTAGGCAACAATTCAGTTGCCTCGCAGGCCCCCGCGGCTGCCACTCGTACTTATATCACAGGATCTAATATCCTGATCCCTGCTGGCGGACTGCAGGCTAATACCCAATTTAAGTGGCGCTTTGATATGACAAAGACCGCCGCAGGTATAGCCGCCTCTACTTTTGATATCTGTTTTGGCACGGCGGGCACTACTGCCGATACTGCGAGGGTTTCTTTCACGAAACCAGCAGGAACGGCGGTAATTGACCACGGCCTTGTTCAGATAAATGCCATTGTGCGTAACGTTGGGGCGTCTGCTGTCGTTGTGGGCACCATTGAGATGACCCACAACTTGGCTGCCACAGGGCACGCAATAATACCTGTCGTCACGGTCGTTACTATTTCTGCTGCTTTCGACACGACTGCAGTAAATAACATTGGCGTATGTATTACATCTGGTGCGGCAGATGCAATCACAATTCAGTACTGCACCGCAGAAGCGACGAACGTTTAAACCTACACCTACCAGTACTCCAAGGATGTAACTCTCATGGCTGCTAATAAAATCTTTCGATTCGGTCCAATTGCCCTTACGGCAACACCCACGACTAACCTGTTGAACCCCTGCACGGCTGCGGGCGGTACCAACGCAGGGGCCTCGTCTCAGTATATCATCTTAAAGCACGTTCGTATCGTGAATAAGACGGCGGGTGCTGTTACCTGTTCTTTCTGGCTTGGCGCAACGGGCGGTAACGTGGCGGGTACAGAAGTCATCGCACAGGCCACCTCTGTTCCTGCTAACTCGTCCATCGACTGGTACGGACAGCTTCGACTTGACGCTGCGGATTTCCTCGTTGGCTCTGCCAGCGCGATTACCTCACTCTCGATTCAGGGTGAAGGCGAAGTCGGCGTTTCAGGCTAATAGCCATGTCCCTAGCGCAGGATAGCGTCCTACGCGCTCTCTTCCAGTTATCCGGGGACTATACCCGGTTAACTGCAGAGAGGGATTATCTGCAGACGGGTGTAACAGCCCGTCTTGCAGAGTTGGCGACGATTCGCCAGGAATTGCTGGACGAGGCTAATCTACAGTTGGATCGGCTGAACGCTCTTCGTGTAGCCGACGGGCTTCCTACTTATACTTTGCAGGATATACGCAAGATGGATCCTGCGAACAATGCTATCAGAGGTCCCCGCGGTGGCTAAAACCTTTCTACAGCTGGTCAACTACGTATTGACTTCTCTCCGCGAAGATACGGTATTAGGATTCACGGAATCCTACGCCGCCATGATAGCGCAGATGGTAAACGACGCCAAAGAGGACGTCGAGGATTCCGGTCCTTGGCGCGCTCTGCGCACGGCCGTGAGCGTAGCGGCTACATCCGGCAATGCAACCACTACACTGACTAGCACCAATCCCCGTTCCTATATCATGTACGGAGGAGATTTGCAAGCACAGTTCTTCCGCACAGACGCCGGGCATGAGGCCCAGATCCTTGTTGTCGGAATTGAAGTACTTAGGCAGTACCAGAACTCGGCAGCGGCCGCTGATTCACAACCTAGTTTCGCGGCGTTCACCACAGATGGAACTAATCTAGTGTGCCACTTCTGGCCTACTCCGGATGCTACGTATAATTACAGAGGCATCTTCGTCATCCCGCAGGCCGAACTCTCGGCTACTACTGATACCCTGACTATACCTTGGCGTCCCGTGGCCCGTCAGGCCGTGTTCTATGCCATGGATGAGCGGGGCTCGGAGTTCTCGGGTCGTCTGGAAACAGAGGCAGCTAAGGCCAAGTCTGCCCTAGACGGTGCGATTGCCGCCGATTTTGGTTTGGACGAAATAACCGCGCAGGAACAGTAAAATGGCTGCACCGGTTACTTCTGCCAGCTTTCCTACGCCCGGAATCAACGGGCTAGCTAAGAACCGCGCTCAGTCCCTTACAGGACCCGAGTGGGCTAGCAAAGCATTGAATTGTGTGGTAGACTCAGATGGACGTCTGGCGGCTAGAAAGGGCTGGGTCAAGCAGAACGCTACTCCAATCTCCGGTAGTCCTGCTATCCGCACGTTGTTTGAGTACGTCAAGGGTGACCAGACCGTAGAAGTACTGACGTCTGCTAACCTCAAGATTTACTCGGGTACTAGTACCCTAACTGACATTACGGGAACAATCACGGCGCCGTCCGCGTCCCTGTGGCAGTTCGTCAACTTCAACGGAAAAGTCCTCGGATTCCAGCAGGGCCATACTCCGATCAAGTGGACCGGCGCCGGCAACTTTGCCAATGCTACGGCAGCCACCGGCACCCTGCCTACAGGCAACTGCGCGGTAGCAGCCTTCGGCCGTATCTGGGCTTTGGATTCTGACCGCCAGACTATCAAGTACTGCGCCCTTCTGGACGATACGAAATGGGCCACAGCAGATGGCGGCGGCTCAATCGACATGCACTCCGTATGGACGAAGGGCATGGACGAGGTAGTGGGCATCATTGCCTTCGGCTCCAACCTTGTTGTTTTTGGTAAGAATCATATCGTGTTCTGGACGGACGGGGCCGGCTCTGAGATTGGCATGACGCCGACCAATATCTACGTCAACAGCATGATTGAGAACGTCGGCCTAGTGGGCCGGGACGCGATCACCCTGATTGGTGAACTCGACGTCGTGTTCTGGTCAACCAACGGCGTTAGATCCCTGTCGCGTACCGTACAGGAACAGGCTACCCCCGTCAATCAATTGAGCCCCGAGAATCGGGACTTCATGGCTGCGTACTTGTCTACGGCTAACCTAGCCAATTCCCGCATGGTCTATTCTGCGGTAGAGGGGTTAGTCATCTTGACTCACCCGGACGCTTCCGTTACTTGGGTATTTGATATCAAGTATCCTCTGGAAAGCGGGGGCTTCCGTATGTTTGAGTGGTCCATCCTTCCCACAGCGATGTGCTGCCGCTCAAACAATAATCTCCTGTTCGGTTTTGCCGGCTACATCGGTCTATTCAGCGGATACCTGGATGATACGGCGACCTACCGCTACGCCTTCTGGTGCGGGTGGTTCCCTCTCTCGCAGAACTCGCAACTGAATATCCTAAAACGCGCCAAGGTAGCCGTAGCCTCCCGCCGCAACGTGGTCGGTTCGTTTAAGTGGTGGACAGACTTCCGCGCCAACATGAACGCCGTCCAGAAAGAGTGGACTGTTTCCGGCGGAACGGAATACAACAATGGCGGGGAATACAATCTCTCGGCCGAGTATTCTGGCGGCGGCGGTGTCATCGAGAAATACGTACCGCTACGCAAGTCCTGCCAGACGCTCCGCTTTGGCTTTGAGACCGACATTAACGGTTACCCGTTCGCTCTACAATACGTGACAATCGGTTTCGAGCCGACGAGGTATGCCTGATGGCTGACTATACTCCGGTTACTAGCTTCACGCCGAAAGATTCGTTGCCTACGACTAACCCGGCCAAGCTGGTTGTAGGATCAGAGTTGGATGGTGAGTTTACAGCCATCGCCACGGCTATCACCAGCAAGGCCACTACGGCCACGTACGCCGGTGTTGCCAGCGGATGGGCCCAGCTTAACGCGAACACAAAGCTCAAGCCGGCCCAAATGTGGGCCAATCAAGTTGTATCCACTATCATAGCTTCGGCTGTGACGTTCGACTGCGCAACCTCTAACCAGTTCTACGTATCCTTGACCCAGAACATTACGGTCAGCGCTCCCACCAATCCGTCTGATGGGCAGGAGATTTTCATCACCCTGCGGCAGGACGGTACAGGCAGCCGGACCGTGGCGTGGAATGCCGTGTTTTGCTTCCCGGCTGCAGTTACTCCGACCACTACGGTAACAGCGCTCAAGGCCGACATACACCGCGCTGTATACCACAGTAACCTAGCCAAGTGGCTCGTGACTTCCGCCCAGAACTACACGGTGGCGTAACGTGAGCGACTACGGCAAGATCACTCCCTACACTCCCAAGGACTCCCTTCCTACTGGAGACCCGGACAAACTAGTGATCGGCGCAGAACTAGATGCGGAGTTCGATGCCATCGCTACCATGTCTACTACCAAGGAAGATAAGAGCGCTAAAGGGGCGGTCAGTGGGTACGCTCCGCTTAATGCTTCCAGCATTGTAGTAGCTGCGTATCTTCCGACAACCGTAGACTACACAAACGTGTCTGCGGCTCATACAGTTGGCAAGTCTACCACTAAGTCAACTCTGACAGACGGGGCTACGATCACCATTGACTGCTCCCTGTCTAACGTATTCGAAGTGACGCTAGCAGGCAATCGTACGATGGCGGCTCCCACTAGCCCCATTAGTGGTCAGTGCATCAATATCATTATTCGGCAAGACGCTACCGGCGGCCGTACACTTTCCTGGAATTCTGCCTTTACGTGGCCAGCTGGAACCGTCGCCGTCCTGTCCTTGGCCGCTAGTGCGGTAGACATGGTTAGCGCACAGTATGATGCTACCGCGGGCAAGTGGCGCGCGGTCTGCACTAAGGCCTTTGCGTAATGTGGCTGAGTTTACCGGTAGGTCATATTGGGGGAGGTACGGCGGCACGCCGCGTCATCTACGCCCCCGCCGACGTATCCAAGACCGGGCCGAATCCGGCGCATTCTATACACCCTATTCTGCAGGTAAATCTGCCTGCTGGAACCGTCTATAGATTCCGGGCCGTACTTACTTTCAAGGTAACTAGCGGCTCCGGGGCTCCGGGACTGTTCCTAGAGTGGAATACATCCTCTGGCGTAGCCAAGATTCAGTGGATAGCCGAGGGACTGGATACGACTAGGGTCGATACTACCACGTTCTCTCAAGCGTCGGACCACGGTAACGCCTTCAATACCGAGGATCTGGGAGTTACCGGCGACAGTCTTAGTGGAACTACGGCTAACTTCATAGTAACCAGCGTATTCGAAGGGCTGGTTAAAGCAGTGGGTTCCGATGCTACTTTCGGTCCTTTCTGGAGTTTCCGCACTCCTGCTGCTGCGGGAACCGTAACCTTTAAAGCGGGTTCATATGTACTGATCGAAGCAGAGCCGGCATGAGCTACGTAATCAAGTCTGCAGACCAGACAAAGACAAGTGACATTACCGCGGCTGTAGACTCCGAGCTTGTTCTTGCTCTCGCCTCTGGTGCTACTTATTACGTAGACGCGCTGGTAATGTTCCGTACAGGAGTTACTCCTGCAATAAAGATAGGAATAGGTTCTACAGCTGCTACTGGTTTGTGCTGTATATATACGGAAGGGTGTGCCTCAAGGCAGCCCTATCAGAATGCCAGTACTTCCTACAGCGCGGTACAGTCGGCTCGTCTAACCTCTGCCGGTACGTACGCACTAGGCGGCTCTGCTACTGGCTCTGACAGAGGGTGGTTCCGGGCTAGGGGTGTATTCATTACTGCAGGCACAGGAAACATCGGCATATATTGGGCCCAGAACGTATCTAACGTGGGCAACACTACGGTCTTGGCGGGTTCCTGGATTAGACTGGAAAGACTGGCGTGACTACCTCCTACATAATCAAGCAGGCCGACGAATCCAGAACGGCTAATGACACGTTCTCGGATGATTCTGAGTTGACGTTAGCCCTACTAGCTAACTCTACCTACTGGATACACGGTGCATACATAGTATTTGGTCCGTCAGACTTCGGGCACGCTACGTACTGTCGTACTCTCTATACCGGGACTGTACTAGACGATAGCTGTATCTACACTAGATACTCTTATGTAGCCTCGGTTGGTGCGTTTCAGGGGGCCGCGAGTTTCTGCTCTATACAGGACGGTATCCTGGATTTTCAGCAGAACGTAGACAACTCCAGCGGCAATACCTCTACCTTCCGGGGACACGCAAGTTTCACTGGCTTTGTCAAGACAAATTCAGCGGGCAACCTCAAGCTGAATTGGACTAAGCACAACAACGGCGCTGGCGGCGCCGGTAACGCTAGTATCGTTTACGCGGGCAGCTATCTGGCCGCAGACTACATCGAGCCAAATCCATGACCATCAAGCGCAAACCCGCAGCAAGGACGCCTAAGACTATGAAGATTGAGATTGAGGATATCCTTGAACGGGTAACGAGGGCCGAAGAGCGCTTTATTGCCGCCACAGATCGTCAAGAAGCGTGGCACAAAGCCACGGCTATCGCTACTGCTGACGTAGATGTACGTCTAGCTAAGCTGGAGGGAGCCTTAGCCAAATACACAGGCTTCTGGGGAGCTATCCTCATGGTAATCTCCGCAATGGGCACGGCTCTTTTGCTGGCCAAAGAATTCCTGACCGTCAAGTTTGGAGCAAGCAACTAATGGCTATCAAGCCCTCTGCGCTGAGTGGTATGCGATTCATCAAGCAGTCTCCGCAAGACTTTGCATCCGATCCGATGCAGAGTATTAGGTTGAATCAGGGCGCTCCGATCGAGCCGGTTCCCGGTAGTGGCGGGTGGCAGGCGGGGGGTCCCTTTGCGCCTATAGGACAAAACCTTGGCGCAATGCTTCCCGGTAGTGCCCCTCCGCAAGTGCCACTTCCGCCAGTAGCGCCTCCGGCCACACCCCCTCCCGCCAATCCCTTTGCGGGAATGGTAGCCGGGATGCCGCAGTCCGGTTGGTCAGGTGGTGGGCAGCAGTGGGCGCAGCAGGCGCTCGACGCTCCGTACATGCAGGGCTGGGGCCAGCCTCAGCGCCCTCCGGGTGCCACGGGTCCCGCACCGGCCGCCGGTGGTACCGGGGCTACTGGCGCTAGCTACGCGACACCGGGAGTAGCCCCTACCGAGGTTTCTCCGGAGGCCCTTAAGTCCATCAAGGGCATCAAGAAGATGCGCAAGGCGCGTCACTTCACCATGTCGGACGCTGCTAAGATTGCGGCGGCTGCCGCTCTGACCTATGCCACCGGTGGCGCAGGCGCCGCTATGGCTATAGAAATGGCCGGGGCTGCTCTGGGCGATGCCCAAAGCAACAAGGCTATGGGCGTGGGCTTGAAGAAGTTCACCAAGCTTAAGAATACGTACTTGCCTCAAGCGGGCTTCGTGCAGCGCAAAGGGAACTGGTACGATGCTACCGGCAAAGAAATCACCCCGCAGCAGAAAGTGCAGATCCTAATGGATATGGGCGTGTGGGGCTAACGTGGTCTATACCAACATCTACGACTACATCGCAGCTAAGGGTAAAATCTTTGGTATCCCCCCGTCACCTTTCAGCGCGGCTGGAAGTTGGGGGAAGAAGAATGGTCCCGACCCCGTTAACGCAGGCCGCATGGCTAAGGTTGGCGGTCTGGGCAACGGCGGCGGAAAGATGCTAGGGGCCTTCCAGCAAGGCCGCGGCTTCCTCAATCAGAACACGGGTAACTAACATGGTAATTCCTTGGGGCGAAATCATCAATGCCGGCGTTCAGGTTGGAACTGCGGTCTACGGCGCTAAGCAGGCTAAGAAGGGAGCTAAGCGCGCCGCCGCGATGGCTACCCCGGTTCCGTACTCGGCCACTAGCCAGTATGGAACTACAACCTGGAATCCAAAGACGCACCAGATGGAACTGGCGCAGGCTCAGAATCCGTTTTCGCAGATGCTCAACATCGGCGGGCAACAGTCACTAGCCAATGCCTACTCGGCTCCCGGTCAGGCCTACTTTGGTGCGGCTCCCGAGGTCGCGCAAGCGGCTGGAGCCATGTTTGGTCCGGGTCAGGACGCGGCCGCCGCCGAGCGGCTAGGGGTGCTTCGCCAGTTAGCGCAGCCGGAAGAACAGCGCACGGGTCAGAGTCTCAACGATCGTCTATTTGCGATGGGGCAGATGGGGACGTCAGGGGGCGGGATCCAGCAAGAGGCCTTCTACAAAGCCCAGCAGGATGCGGACCTAAAGCGCCAGCTTGCCTCGCAGGATTGGGCGCAGTCCCGTAGTATGGACCGTTTCAATACGGCCATAGGTGCGGTCAATCAAGGACAGGCCGGGCAGTCGCAGGCTTTCAATATCGGCCAGCAGTCTCAGTCTGGTCTGGCTAATATGTTCCAGCAGCTACTCCAGCAGGGACAGCTTGGTGTCGGCGGCGCAGCCGGGGCCCCTCCGCAGTTGGCGGCAGCGGCTAACCAGTCTATTGTCAACTCCACCATTCTTCCGGCCTTGCAACAGTCAGGAGTTTTTGATAGAATAGGTGGTTGGCTTGGAGGTGCTGCTCAGCCCGCGGCTACCGCTCCGGGTTCCGTAGGACCGATGGCCGGTGGTTACGCTACCGGTCCAGGAGTCAACCTCCCCCAGCAGCCCGCTCAGTATCAGTATAACTGGAACGCGAAATAATGGCTACCAATCCTTTCGAGAGTCTGGCTACGCCTGATTCTGTTGCTGCCTCTAGACTGGCGGCCGCAGATGCGGCCTACGCCGACCAGCCCATCTATACTCAGATGGCCGGGCAGGCTGGCGCACGCTTCAACAATGCTATGACCTCAGCCGGGATGCTCACGGACGAGGATCGCAAGGCCCAGCACACCAATCAGGTGATGACGGATGCCCAGAGCAAGTACTCGGAGTACATCAAGGACGGCTCCATGACCCCGGACGACGCTCAGGCGGCCGTGCTGGAGGATGCCATCAAGCAGTTCTCTGGAGCCGGGAATTGGGAGCAGGCTATTGCTCTGACTCAGCCCCTCAACGCTCTGCGTACTCAGGCGGCGGAACGCGCCAAGCTCCGGGCTGAGGCCACTAACCTGGAATCTAAGCCGGATGCCAAGGCCATCGACCAGCAGATTGCGACCCTGAGGATTGAGGCCGACTATCAGGCCAAGTCGAACGCCCTAGAAGTGGCCGCCCAGCGAGCGGATACGGCTATGTCCAGAGCGCAAGCCCAGAACGAGCTTAACCGTCTGCAAGCTGAGTTACTACAGTGGAAGCTGGATCATCCCCCCACTCCGGGCGGTAATGCTATGGCAAACGCCATCCGCAAAGGTGGCGAAAAGCTGAACGAGAACGTAACCTCTGCTGCAGAATCGGCTAATCTAATGGCCGACCTCCGCGAACAGATAGCCGCCAACCCGCAGGCTGCTACCCTGACCGGCAATTTGATTACCCAGATAATGAAATACGGATCTGCCGCTAGGGCTACCGTCAATTCCAGTGGATGGGACGCCGGCAAGACCATTGAGGGCAGCCAGAGCAGTGTGTGGCTCAGAAACAACGTAGCTAATGAGAAGCAGCGGGCTCTCGTGGTGAGCCTTGCCTATGCGTTCGCTCGCAGTAACGATCCGGGTGGCCGTCTATCAAACCAGGATTTGGAGCAGGCCATGAGGGTAGTGTCGGGCGAGGGTAGCCCAACCTCGCGTATAGAACTGCTGGATCAGGCCTTTACCGGCCTAGCCCGCAAGACTACCAACGAGATTTCTAGCAAGATAGATAGCGGCGTTACGGTCGGGCCCAATACCCGCAAAATCTGGATGGGTACCACTCAGCGATATAGCCAGCTTACAGCAAAGAGTCTGGCTAAGGCAGAACTTGCTGCTGCCGCGGCTCCGTCGGGCGGTCCCCCGCCGGGCCTTTCCAAGGAAGAGTTCAAGCAGTGGAAGGCCGCTAACCCCAACTGGAGGCCGTAATGGCTACTGGCGACGAGAAGGATTATCAAGACTATCTTGATTATCAGGAATACCAGGAGTATCAAGCCAGTCACGGTCAGGGCCCCTCTTCCAATGATCCGGCTACGTGGCCCAAAGATGCCTCTGGGCAGCCCGTAAACCCGCAGGCGCCGGGCGCTGGCCCGGTCCCTACCGGAGTGCTGAACCCACGCGTACTCGCGACCGGTGCCACCAGAGCCTTTACCGGCCTAGTTCAGGCCGGGGTTGCTCCTATAGAGAGTCTTACTGGACTCCCTCTTGTAGAGCGGGCCACTAAGTCCACTGCTGCCATAGAGAAGGTTATCACAGGGGATCACCCCGTCCTGCTGGGTAAAGCTACTCCGGCGGACATAGAGGCTACTAAGGAAGCGATGGGTATCACGACCTCGTTTGCCCTACCTATACCCAAGATCGGGAAGGCGGAAAGCGGGGCTAAATTCTTTAGGGACACCGCCAAGATGGCGGCGGCCGGCGGCGCCGTAGCCGCGGCTCAGTACGATCCTACAGCCGCAGATTCCTGGGATAAGTACTCGCAGATGATGTGGGGTGTGGGCATCGGTATCCCGATCGGAGCCATAAGCACGGCTCTCCCGGCTGGAAAGAACTTCTTCCTGCGCATCTTCAAGAAGCCCCCGACCCCAGAGACCACTAAGGTAGTCGAGGAAGTCCTCAAGTCTAAAGAGGTGGCTCCCTTAATGGACGAGCTTTCGGGCGGCCAGCGGGGCGGCTCGTATGAGTTAGAAATGCAGGAGGGCCGTGTATCTGGCTCTGTAGCAAGAGAGCAGACTAACACAGCTGTCTCCAAGGCACGCCAAGTACTACTGGACTTCTTTAAGAAGCCCACGGCTACCGCCACGGAAATTGGAGAGAGAGTTCAGGCATCCCTGAATTCCTGGAGAACAGCGGCTCAGTCGGCAGCCAGTAAGGCCTACGGGGCTACGGTAGACATGGCCAAGGCCACGGCAAGACAGGATACGGCCTACAACGTAGGTATCGCCGTGCCGGAAACGGCCAGTACCATCCTAGAGAACGTACCTATGGGGTCCAAGTGGTACGATGACCTGATCGACCCGGCTCTCAAGAAGTACGGCCAGCAAGTCTCGGAGGCCGCGTGGGCGATCGACAGCGG